CATTAAATCTACTTGTGAGCTATTTATATACACAACGGTGAGTACTCCGCTCAGAGTATCTCCCGCGTTCATGTTTATTGTGATGGCCAATCACTCCCCTAAATAGGGGTGTTGCACGAGGGCAACACCTCTTATGTACAAAGCCTAACATATATTATAACTACATGAATTTACAAAATTGTTGGTTTCCATATATACACGTGACGTTTGATTCGCCTTAGCTGTCAGCGTCACCTGACCTGTACTTCTCTTTCCATTCTTCGATCATATCATCGAACGTTTTGGACAACATAGTACAATTTGTTGTATAGTTGTGAATCTCAGCGACTTCTTGCATTTGCGATCTATGGGTTTCATATATTTCTCTACCATGATTAAAAGATTCTCGCAAGAAGCTATCTATTGCATTGATGCACAATTCATTCTCTCCAGGCGAACTGCTTGTATAAACATAAGCATGTAACTGTTTCCACATGCTTTTATGATCCAAAGCACCCAAACGAACACCCAACTCAGGATGAAAAACTGACCTCCGCTTAAGGAAGTCAACATCATCTGAGTGCATGTACTTTGGGATGTCACTCTCTTTATCTGGGTGAGTATACTTTTGGCCAAATTGCCCAATCCACTCAGAAAAATCTCTGACATTGAATTTAGATCGCCAAAATGATACACTACCATCATTATCATCTCCGTATTCCATCATTGCAACATATTGACGAAAATCGTTACACCTTGGATATTTGTCAAAGTAAAAGCATCGCAAGTTCAATGCGCCTGCTATACCATTTACTATGACTGTCAAGCTGTTACCACTAACGTGTGTCCCACTGTCTAAACTTATTAGATCTCCGTTGTAAGCTATAAATGGGAATGCTATATCCCCTGCCATAGCTTCCATCACATTAAGTGACTCTTCGTCATAACCCATGGCCCTAGCAATGTCAATTGCCACACCAATGGCTGCTATGATGAGTTGAGAAGGTAATTTTTGATCATAACTACCATAGTCTCCCGCAAAGACTTTGTGATTTCCAAATTTCCTCACGTGGTTCATCAATTGTTCCCATTCTTCGCTATGACAGTTAATACCAACTGCGCACTCTGCAATCAAGCTATTCATGCATAAGAATCGGATTGGCCATAGAAAGTATTTGCGTACTAAGTAGGTTAAAACTACAGAGCTAACGTAAAAGATTCTACATTTGCCTTTACTCACATCGAGTACTTCTTGTTTCTTGCATGCCTTGACAATGCAATTTCCACGTCTGCCTTCTCTATACAAATTCTCTATTAGATTAATTTCTCCCATGACTTCATCATTAAAATACCTAATTCCTTCAGGGTAATCCACAGTAGGATCCCCTACCTCAACGTAAGGTTCTTTTGTTCCTGTCCAAGGAATTCCCATGGAAGTGTTCAACTTTATAGCATCCATAAATTTGACACCTGGTATGCCATTAACATTCTGAATATCGGTAAGTGGTCTACACTTCTTCCATTCATTAGATTTGGCAATTATTTCTAATAGAGGGCGCTTGTAGTCTAGAATTGCTTTCTTCAATAAACTTGGTGGATATGGATCCGCTGGTTCACTGATTGAATTCAAAGCCTTCTGCCATCCAACCAAGTTGGATTCAATTTTGGTGCACCCCAAATATTTTCTACACCACAAATCTTTGTGACTGTACGTGAAATTTTGGATTGCTTCACTTGCGGTTTGGTTGTAGAGGCTCCTAGACAAGAGCCATAGTACGTAATAGCATTCTTTCCTTCTGCGATATAGTTTAAAGGACTCTTATAATGAAGAGGTTCATCTTTCATTATATTAATCCCCATTTGAACCTTTCTGAAGGCAGTAGCACTACCAGTTACTAAAACACCTGGTAATTTACGCACTTGTGACAATGCAAATTTGTAATCTTCCTTACTAATTGTTACTGCATTGCCTCGAGGTTTGTCAGTTTCTCCCCCGACGTGAATTCCAACTATAAATGGGAAGCGTGCGTCTGCTATGAGAACAGCCCCACACAGACCCTTAAAAGTGTTAATACTCAAATTTTCGTATTTAACACCCTGGGATTCACAATGTCCATTGCTGAACAAACCCGGTTGACCTTTCCCTTTGGATACTATTATTTTACCCTCGTTATCTCGATAGTGCATATCAAACAACACTGGGTCAAACTCATATCCACTCGGGAAATAGTCAGAAATATCTTCAAAAGAACCACCATTAGGTGTGTAACATAACCGCATATCTGAACCGTTAATGCGCACAGAGTATTCTTTGCTAACTATAGTTTTGAATCTACCACCACATTTCTTGTGCTTATCTTTAAATAACGTTATACGAAATTCATCCTGATGCGCAAAATAGTGGTCTGGTATCAACACAACATTAGATTGTACAGCAAGTACATCGACCATATAATTACCATCTTTCATATGTGCCTCAGCATAGAACAAATTCTTATCTATCTTAGAATTCAATTGATCCATGGTTATAGTCTTATGAGCCTCACATATGGGCAACGGTCGTTTTTCAACCTGAGCCCAGACATTGGTCTCACTGTCTCTCATTGCAAGATCTGCGTCATTCTTTGGTTCTAAATTACCTTGCGGTTCTGTATGCAACATATTGCGTGTAGTTCGATAAATCTTGATAACAGCGTACAAAGCTGCCAAGCCTAAGAACATTTTGCAACAATTCTCAGTTACACACTCACGATACTTCTTCACAGTGGCAGAAGCTAGGTCATGACGTTCGTGAACTTTAACTAACATTTTATGTTGAATATGATCAACTTCTAGCTGTGTATGATTAGCCAATGCGTTCCACATCACTCCCATTGCCAACAGAGCAAAAAACTTATTGAATACCATTAAAGCGAAAATGCAATACAACGCGTATAAGCCGTACATAGCGTATCGCATTTGTCTGATTCGCTTTTCTACCTCTTCTTGGTAGTACCATTTAATAAATTTGATTGCTAACTTGGATTTCACCATGCAACTAGGCAGAAAAGGTATTGGATCTACTTTCTTTGGTAAATTCTCTACAAAGTCTAATAAACTTCGTGTTCCTTTCCGTTCCAGGTTTAACCAAAAATTTTCTATCTCTTGTACAATTCTTGGTTTATATGAATCGCGCATAGATATCAACGCTGTTGCTATCACTTTGCCCCATTGCACTTCAATATCCTTTGTGAGATGTCGATTCTCGACTGCACGTGGACTTATAAGTGAATGGTTCGATACCTGGCCTAAGTCAGCCGGTAAATTCCCTAGAGTTGGTACGTTATCATGGTATGGACAATTTCCTACCACTTGACAACAAGGTGCTTCTTTGCCACTAACAATAATGGTATGCGGACACTTCTCGAACTGATGTTCTCTATCCTTCTGGTTTTCTACCATCGTTTTCTGATTCTTCTGATGTTTGGCATTCATTTCCAATAGAAATTGAATCAAAACAGACACACTAATGTCTTTCATGACACGATTATTCCAAACTACTAATTCATAAGTGGCTTGGTTTGCCAAATCATCTGGGCGAATTGCTCTATATACAGTAATATCCCATAAATCTTCAATTGGTGGTTTGCTGAAAACACCATCTACTGTGTAAAATTCTCGCACTTTATCCGCGTCTAATCCAATTGGCCTCCCCATTGAATCGACAGCCTGAAATTGCTTCTTTGCTACAACCTTCATGCTAAAATGGACACGTCTCTGTCCTGAATAAGGTGCGACTGACCACGCATGTGCATTTAAATGCATTAGATGGCCATTAACCAAAACTAAATATGGTCTAACAAGATTTCTACCCTTTCCTTCTATCTCCGCTTTAGGAGCGAAGCACACTTGATTATTACATAACATAAGTAAAATATCAATAGGGTTAATATCTGTTTTGTTTGGATTTCCATTTCCAAAATCATCCAACATGGCGACTGTTGTTGATGTTTTCCATGTGTTCCAAAACTTATCTTCTGGTCTAATGACCGATCTATATTTCCGATCTAGAGACAAGCCCATACTAGTTAGAAGAGCATCTATACATAAATCTCCAATGGTGGTTTTGCCTTGGGCACTATCACCGAAGAATCCTATTGTAAAGGGTGAGATTCTTACACCTCCACTTAATAACATTGTATTGTAATCGTTGTGTATAATCAATAAAGATCTTATCCTATCTTGAACGATTTTCCTATCAAATCCAGTAAGTGAATGACTCATATCCTGGAATCTTTTAGTAACGTACTCTAATTTCTGTAAGAATCCTTCTTCTGTGAAACTAGTTTGCAACTCCAAATTACCATTCTGCACGAGTAGCCACATTTGTGCTACCTCGTTATAGTCCTTATCTAAAGTTGCTGCGTCACAATCGTTCATGAGTAATGGCTTAATGGATTTAGTCGCAAAACACATGTATGCGCCCTCAATAAAGAAGGTGCACGCGTTCATAATTGCGTCCAAAATATCCATAGTAGACATATCTCTTCTAAGCATTTCTTCATTGAAAATGTCAAAACCCTTTATTGTGAAGGCTAAATCGGCTGCGTCGCACAGTCCTGCTGCGACAAGAGCGTTCAACAGTTTACATATACGTCGATACGCATTGTTTTCTCTAAACATCTTCCATCCATCTTTGAGATTGCCCAATTGTACTAACCAATCTGGTCTACCAATCTGGGCCTCTCTGCCTTCAGCTTCCGTCGTTTCATTCGTTAAATCCTCCTTAAAAGTGTCGTTAACTACATCTGTCAAAGTTTTCAATATTGATCCTTTAAAGTGATCTCTCGAGTAAGCTAGTATGCTAGCTATAACACTATGTATATTATCGGCACTCTGAACTCCATAAAAACAAATAATAAGACCTTCAATATGTCTGACTATGGTGTCATCTAACACACCATTCAGACCATATATTCCGGAACCTTGTAGAAAGTTAGTCATAAAAGACATTGCTTTCTCAGTTTTAATGGAATCCGACATCTGCGGAACTCTACCGCAATGTCCTGAATTATCCTCCTGAATCATTGATGATTCTTCTACATACTCATCATCTTTTGCCAGCGAACTGGACTTTTTGTGATCGTATTCCTCTTTGGTATGGTATACCTCCTCTGATGCTAAAATCTCCAAAGGAAGAGAGCCTAAACAAGGCTGCAAATTTGTTTTTGGTGTTTGAACAGGACAAGCCTTCCAAACAGCATTTTCGCGATCTAATGGACCGCAGGAGCGAGCACATTTGCGTGCACACCCCCGTACCTTTGATAGGTACGTGGTGTCGGTTATTTATGGTCTCATGTAGGCGAATCTACACTATCCAAAGGTACCAACAGGACCTGTACGCGATATACGCGGGGCTTATTTAAGTCAAAACACAGTCTAAGCGTAAACTGTGAATAGAGTGATATTCTCTGAATTGCTTCACTAAGCAATCCTCCTTATAATAATCCTCCAACACACGGCCTAATGCCGTCTAATACATCGAATTGGCTTTTTGTCGGTTAAGGTAGCTACACCTCTTAGATAAAACATTTAATGAAAATCGATTTTAAGCAGCTGCACACTGCAATAAAATAAAATAAAAGGGCGTCGTAACGCCCTGATACTCTAAATTCTAAATACAATAGAAATCTAACTCAAAGCGTTATAACACAAGATTCAAAGGAAATAAATCCTTCAAATATCATGTCAACGCATACTTGAGGGGAGTTGACCCCTCAAATAAATCGTCAAAAATCGTCCACACAGGCAACCACG